TGCTGTGGTTGTACTGGGTTGCAATTCAGATGGCACAAATACAGTGAAGTCAATACTATCTCCTGTTAATTCTGCACCCTCTCTGAAGTAAACTGGTTTATTGTCTGCGATTTCATAAAACAAAACAGGCTTATTATCCTCAATTTCATAAAACCAAATAGGCTCTATTATTATGGCATTATTGATGTAAATACGCCTTAAATCATTATCAAAAGCATCATTTAAAACCTTTTCCAAGTATATCACTTGACTGTTATGGCTTAGTTTGTATAGGCTTTCAGTTCTAAATTTCAAAAAAACACTTTTTTGGGTCGATAGTGGTTTTATCAAAACTCTTAACCACTTTATATACCTCTTTTGTCTGAAAAAGGTAGGTGTAAGCATTTCAACCAGTGTCTTATATTCGATATTGAAAATAGAACTACTCATTATTAGCGATATAATGTATTATAGTGTTGGCTTCGTCAAGTTTCATATAACCTGCATCAGCTTGGCGTATTTCATTAATCTTACCTGCATTTTGTATACCTATTGAGTCATAGGTATGTAAGGCATATTTGCTCCATCCTAAAAAATCTGTTGTGTGTGGTATAGCCACACCCTCAATGGTTTCTAAATGATTTTGTAATTTCTGCAATACCAGCTCGCCATTAAATTCAAAACTTCTAAGAAAGGTTTTAATAGCAGATAGTACAGGCGTGTCATCTGTACCGTCTAAGCGTTGACCAGCATTATTAAGCACTAAAGGGTCATAGCTTATTGTAATCTCAAGTTTTAAATCATCAGCAATGGCAGAAGTAGGAATAACAACAGTACCAGCATCGCCCACAGAATTCATATAGGCACTAAAAGCCTGTAATTCCTCATTAGTTAATGGTACACGCTCATCGTTAACCTCTTTAGCCACTTTCACTCTAAGAACACCATAGCCATTAATAATGTATTTCTGTACCGCAGCGTGTTTAATGATTTTAGCAATTTCGTCAATGGTTTCATATACAAAACGTCTCCCATTCCATTGAAGCTCATATCCTAACTGAAAAATCAAGGCTTCATTTCTGTACCATTCTTTTGTATGGATACGTGTTTCTGCGATACGTGTTTCAACCTCATTACGGAATACGTCCCATAATTTCTCCTGAACCCATTGAGCAAACGCAAACACATATATCCATAAACGCCAAACAGCGACTTTTGAGGTGCTGGTAACATTGCCTAATGTATTAACCTCATTCATTGTTAATACCTCTAAAGCATTTAACTCTGATACGCTTTCTTTAGCGTCTAAAAGTTCAGTTTGTATGTTTTCTAAAGAGCGGGCCATCCTATAAGGCTTTTATATTATCTAACTTAGAATTAATATAATCGGCGTTTTGAGCCGCCTGCTCCTCTAATGCCTTTTTATCAGCTTCAATTTTAGCGTTTTCCATAGCAATAACAATAGTCCTAATTAAATCGCCAAGGGGTTTAATAGCTTGTGCAATACCGAATTGATATGCTGTTAATTCATTGGGGACTTTAACAACTTGTTGGTACTTAATTTCAACAATATTATTGTCCAATGGATTAGACTGTATAATTGCATAATCTTCGCCTAAAACCAAGTCTTTAACCTGCTCCGCAAAATCCTCTGCCAATCCTTTAAACTCTTTATTTTCTATTGTTTTAACTTCACTTTGATAGTTGAAATAATTAGCCACCATTAGGGCTAAGTCTGTTTTTTCCAAACCTTGAGGAATTGGTATAACCAAATGTTTGTCGATGTCTATTTGTTCAATTTTTGCCATAGTATTATGATATTAGTGTCCAACCTGTTGATTTATAAATATAGATGCCTTCCGTACCATCAGTTTGATATACTATTGAGCTTATTTTGGGTAACGATATAGCCAACCTTTCAGCTTCAGTAACATTTACGGGAACTAAATTTCCATTTAATATGATATTACGATTATTGTCTATTGTTAGTGCTTTTGTTTGTGTGCCATTTGCATCAGTTACTCCAAACTCACCGAACCCCATATTTTGGTCTCCACCATTTGGAATGCCACCTTTTAAGTACATTCCTGTGTCTATTGTTGTAATTCTGACTACCGAGTTTGAGTTGGCTGCGCCATTTCCTCCAGCAAATTTTGCTGTATTATGAGAACCTGAAGCCGTAGGAGATTGTACGTGTAATTTAGCTCCATAAGTATTAGCTGCATAAGGGTAAAAAGTACCAATGCCAACATTACCATTATTTTTTAAAATGATAGCTTTGTTGACATCATTATTAATGTAAAGTCCTGTGCTATAAGCTGACGAAATTCTATTTTTAAAGCCTCCACTCCAATTATAATTTAGTAACTCTGTACCGTTTCTACTCATTCTTAGCATATTCAAAACACTACCGATTACATTCGTAGTGATTTGACCATATTCATCAATTTTAAGTGCATCCCCACTAATAGTCCTACCAAGTCTAAAAAGGTCATCAGCATCGGGATTTATAACATCTAATATAGCTTGTGGGTTTAAAGTTCCTATACCTACCTTTCCATTTGTAAAAACAGCATCGTTAGGGTTATTACCATCTTTAAACTTAATGCGACTTATAATAGCAGCTATTTTGTTTATAGTATCTCTCTGCTCATCTGTGCAATCCGTTCTATACTTTAGCTCTGCTATCATTGCAGCTCCTTCAGTAACCGAGTATTGCTCGTTGTTATATTCTCTGATTTCTTGTTGTGCCATAATTATTCAAATATTTCTATATCAATAAATCCTGTCTCAAATAATATGCTTTCAATAGTTACTGTTGGTCTTGATGTAACAGGCTTAATCGTTCTCGCTTTGTAAAAATTAAGTACATCATTATCCGTATTATCACTATTTGGTAAAATGAGTTCTTGTCCCGGTTCCAGCTCATCTGTAATATTTAAACCATTAGACAGCACCAAATCAAATACAGCTTGTGTATTGCCATATTCTTGTAAAGCGACATCTAAAAAAGTCTGTCTATCTATGACTATTATTTTCGCCATTATTAAGGTCAAATTTTTCGTAAAACTTCTTATTGATAATGATTAAAAGCATTTTAGCATACTTAAAATTGAGTGCGTCCAAGTTCTCTAAAAGAGATACCAATAATTGCCAAATAATAACCAGCAATACCGTCCAATATAACCATACAAACGGGTCAATCTCATAACCCAAAACTTCAGGGAATTTGACCTCTTTTTGAAAGGTATTAAGCACGTAGATGGGCAGGGAGTACGTGGCAACTTTAAGTATCATTCGTCCGAGTTTTCGGCTCTCATGTTTTTCGCCTCTATGGATGGATGCTCTAACACCTGTAATCCATTCAAAAATGATAAGCACTGCATAGGCGACAAAAAAGACATAGCTTACACCAAATAGCTCTTTGATAGTTGATGCTATAAAACCGAATATTGCTGCACCACTAACTATCTTAGCGGAGAGCATAAAACCAAACGCACTGCATTTAAAATCTGTCCAATTTTCAAATCCAAATCCGTCTAATATGTAATTAAGTGTTTTCATTATACCTCAATAATTAATTTTTCTATTCCTTGATTGATGTTTATTTCGGCATTAGCATAATTATCATAGTTGAGCTGTACTTTTAGATTACGTAAAAATTCAGGTTTTGAAACCGCACTTTTTTTAAGATATTCCGCAGCTCCAAAACCTACCAAAGGCCATTCTTTAAATTCGCCTTTGTGAGCGATAACAATAGCTTGTATGTGTTGCTGGTCACTGGGAGCGATAACAAAATCGCCGTTCTCAATTTTGAGGTCAAAATCCTCATCCAATAGTATGTCCGTTCTGTCTGTTGCCATAATTTCACTATTCTAAACTTCCCGTTATTGGGCCACCCTGACTGTCTGTGCCGACCACTGTGGCTGATTTCACGTAATTGTCCACAGCAAGGGACAATTTCTCTGCATATTTCTCAATCGCATTGTCTTGGTTTAAATCGTCCTTCAGGTCGTTTAACAGGGTCTTTATCTCATTTTTTAATGTCGCTCTTACTAATGCCATCAGTTAAATAATTCTAATACTTTGTTTTTCTGCTGCTCAAAAACCAATTTGTCATTTGGCGAGAATTGGCCTGGCCCTGACGGTGTGGTTATGGTTGCATTTTTAAGGGTCTCAAATCCTGTCTTTAAAATCGTCTTGAGGTCTGCGCCTTGGTTCTTAATGGTAAACTTTCCGTTTTCCATGACCAGCTCTGCGCCGTCTAAAGTGATAATCACTTTTTCAATCTCACTATAAGCCAAGACCACTGCCTCCGAGAGGTCGTTTTCAATGATACCGCATAAAATCTCGCTTCCTGTCTTGGGTATTATTCGGATGAAATTGTTAAGGTCGCCCACGATGGCGTGATAGCGTACCCCTAAAATGGGAGGCATCTGCTCACGTTCCACATCGCAATCGTTCTCCCTCGCCTCTGTAACCGTCCCCATCGTAATGATGAGCTTTTCATTTTGCTTGGTTCTTAGGTCTATTAACTTATTTAGTATTTCCTCCATTTAAACACCCTTTAAACACCGTTTTATCTTAATTTAAAATTGCCACCGTGGTTGCGCCAACCGCCAAGCCGACAAATCCCCAAATCCAACCGCCTTTTTTCTTTTTCGTGCTGAACTGTAATTGTTCCTTGAGTATCGTGTTTTGCTCCTCGGTCAGTTCCAACTGCTTTTTTATCAGTTCAATCCTTGTATTTATCGTTGTAATTACGCTGTCCTTTTCACGAGAGATAAGGAGGCAGTTTTTTAAGTTCTGCTCAACCTTATTTTTGATAAGCCTGTCATAATCCAACAAGTCCAAATTAATCTTATAGGCAACCTGAAAAGGGAGTTTAACGCTGTCCTTTTTGGTATCTATTTGACAATATGCCTGACAAGCTATCAGCATCACTAATATTGCGAGCCTGTTTTTTAAGTTGCTCATACTTTTTGTTATTAATCTCTGCATTTTTAACACTTTTATATAATGAATATTCGAGGTTTTTAATCCTATTTTGTTTGTCCTCCAGCAGTACCGTCAAGCTGTCCTCTTTGATTTTATGCTCGGCTTTTATCTGCTCAATTCTATCGGTTTGCATGTCGTACAACTCATTGATTTTACGCTGTGTTTTTCGATTGGCAATACCGTAATATATGCTTTGACCGATAATGGCCGATAACAATAGCATCACTGCTCCTGTGAGTATTTTACTTTTAATAATATTCACTGTTGTGCTTTCTTATAACATCCTTAATCACTGTAATATACTTATCCAACCAGCCAGCATTATTCATACGGCTACAATCCTCCTGATGAGAACCAAAAAACGGCTCTAAAATCAAGGTTGTAGGTCTTGGGTAGTACACTGTTGCAAACCCTCTTTGATGCTTTCCGTATAGTGCTTTTGCCCCTCGGTTTTTCATTTTCAGGGCTATCTCCATTAATTCACAGAAATACTCTGCCAGCTCTTTGGCGTGCCAGTTATTAAAGTAATAGAGGGCTTCGCATCCGTTGGCACGCTTTGAGGCCGCAGCATTAAAATGCAACTCCAAAACCAAGTCAAACCGCCCTTTGTTTATCTTTCGGGCGTTCTTTTTTACCATACTGGTATAACCTCGGTTATAGCTGTCGTAATAAAACACCGTAGCCACATCTTTGAGCTTTTCTGCGATAATTCGGTTAAACTGCCATTCACTCATCTTTAAGTATGGCGAATAAGCCCCTTGGCGCAGCTTGGTGTGTCCGACTACTATTGCTATTTTGTTCATAATTGTAAACTCAATTTGTTTTCTCTTAAAAATCCATCCGTGCCGTTAAATTTCAGGGTCACGGCTTCAATCAAATACTTACCATCACGCTCGCTGTATTTGGGGTCTGTTATTTCCACAGCATCCCCGGCAATGGTTCTCGGTCTCCCCCAGCAAGGGAGCATCCCTTGGTAACCGTCAAAACTCAAACTCTTGTAATTTTTCTCTGCCAGTTTCTCCAGTTCCCTCTGTGTCTTATCCCTAAAATGTAATGTCCGTTGTGTACCTCCCTTATCGCCATACTCGCTGTGCAATCGCTGTCCGTTTCGATTGATAGAGATAGCTTTTAACAAGAGCTTTACATCGTCCTTTTTTACAAATTTTAGGTTGTTAGACTTGGCCCGTACATTTTTATTGATAACATACCTGTGGGTGCTGGTCGGGGTCAATGAAATAGGAAAACCAACCTGTAACACCTTACCAATAAAATAGGCGTGTAAGCCGTAGTTTTTGCGTAAGATTTCCAAGACCTGAAAAGCGGATGCGTTATTGATAGTAAACTTACCCAGCTCCACATCGTCAATGAGGTTATGCTGATAATCAGGCGCAATGAAATTGAGTAAGGCTTTTAACCCTACTGAAGCAAAAGCCTTGGTAAAATTGCTCTTTTTGAGTTTGGACATTTCATCCTCGCACTCAATTTTTAACGGCATATCTGCTCCCAATTTGGTCACATAACCTGTAAACTCTTTTTGCGGCTCGCCATCATAACCCAGCTTAACAGTCACGGGGTCATCTACCTTGATGTAATCTGTGATATTTTTACGCTCCAGTGATGTGGTCTCGCCTGATATAATGGCACGACTAAAAGCACGAGGCACAATAATCACAGCCGTATCCGACAGCTTTTTGATGGACTGCATAATGCTGATGCTGTTGACCCTATCAAATACCACATTTCCGATGGTAACCTCACAGCTCATATCATAATACAGGTACTTCATAGCTTATGGATTTGAAAGGGTAAACTCAACAGGGCTGATGCTCCTTGCCTGAAGCGAAAACTGTACAGTATCCTGATAGCCCTGTACACCATTAATCTCAATATCCTTAAAGTAGATACTTTCAATACCCTTGTCAAGGAACTGCGTACCCGACACCTCTAACACCCCATTGTACTCAAAGAGCTTGGTAAGCTCTTTAACACGTTTCTCGGGATAGTGTCGGTTTTCAACGTCAATCAACAATCCTCTTATCCTAATCTCCCACGGTTTTGTCCCCCAGCGTTCAACCACAATATTGTCACTGTCATTTACAGGGGTCTCAATGTGTTGTTTTTGACGACTGAAACTGATAAGAGGCGGAGGGGCTAATATGTTACCAAGCTCGGTATTGCCCTTTAAAAAAGGCAAAGCAGAAAAATTGATTTCAGTAGTTTCATAGATAAATTTGACACTCTCAAAATCGGCATCAATTTGGTCATAGAATGACAAACGATATACGCCCTCGTTTTCATCAACGTAGGCAGTGCCGGGCTTGTTATTGACGGCTAATAAGCCGAAAGCTGCGGCGTATCGTTTACTTAAATCTATGGCTATCTGTGTCATAATAAATTATCTTGCTTAACTCCTCCTAAAAGTCCCTTTTCAGCTAAAAACTGAACTTGCGCCCATTTCTGCGCCCACTCCGTATCTGATAACCGCTCGGGAAAAGGGATGTGTAAAAAGTGACTTATCAGTGCATCTATTTTAAAAATCACATCCTTTGTGGGCGTGTTATGCAGACCCGTACAGTCGTCTAAAACTTTTTTACACGTCCTTCTCTAATGGGGATTAACTCTGCCAGTAAGGACACGGTTGTCAAAAACAGGGCATCGTCATTCATAATGATTTCTTTATCTGTTAGGATGCAATGTTTTACCAAAATTTCCTGTGCCTTTTTAGGGTTTACATCAATATATTTCATATACTGACTCATTACAGCTCTATCAGGAATAAGAGTTTTGACCTCCATAAATTCAGTGTGTAAATCGTCTAAAGGCACTTCAAGAGTTTTCAACTTGTGTTCTCCGTACTTTTTGATAAATGCCTCTCTTTGTTCTTTTGTTAATTTTGCCATTGTATTTTTATATTAAGCGTTGTTAAATTTGATACCCAACACGAATAAATCGTATTGCTTATTGAGTCCCATATCGCCTGTTACCTCACGGCCTTGCTTCATAAACTTGGCTGTAACGGTATCGTTAACGATGTCATTATAATCATTGACAAAGGACACATTCAGGTCAAAGGGCTTTACAGAGAGTAAATCCCCGTTAGCAGCTTTCTCCAAGGCGACTGCATCGTGCATCATTAAGGTAATGGATGCAGTGGGTGTCTTTTTACCCTGACTCCACGATGTGGGGTCATTGTTCAGCGTGTAATTGAGCTGATGTTCCTGCTCGGCGTCGTAAGTAATCTCTTTGACATCCAACTCCACGCCATTGATAAACACTTCTACATCGCCACTGTCGTAAGCCTTTTTGTTTTTAATTACATTTGCCATCTTACAAATTTGTTTTTAGGTTAACAGTTCCCTGAATTTCATTGATAGAACCATAAGGCACGACTCTAAACTTCACTTTCAGGGTTTTCTCCACAATCAAATCACTGTCAGGGTCAACGATGGTCTGACCGTCTGATATTTCCCTACGTGAGACCATATCGCCCAGTGCGGTGTCGCCAATCCCTTCAAAGTTCTTAATCACTCCAATGGGTAACTTTCCTGTCTTTGAGTTCACAGGATGCGAGGTCTTTACTTTAGGCAGTAAAGCCGTTCTCAAATTCCTTGAGGCTTCGTCCAGTGTACGTCCAAAAGCAATCGTATGCTCATTGACATTACCCTCGGCATCCCTGATGATTTCACAGCAAGTGTGGTCATTATTCCATCGTACACCATCCAATCCGGGGTATGTTACGCCAAAGATGTAGCCCTTATCCTCAAGGGTTTGTAAATCGGTGTACACATCCACATTTTTCTGATGAGACGACAAACCAGCAACCAGCCAAGCTCTAAGGGTGGCATTGGTAAGGTCAAAACTTTCGTTCTCTCCAATGTTCTGATTGATGGTCGCAGCAGAAAGTGTCCCCAAAGCTGTACCGACATCGGCATACTTTTGGGTATTTCCTGTTAATCCATCAGCATACGTCCAGTCCTGACCGATAACTATACTGACCTTGGTGGCTTGTAAGTTGGGCAGGTCTCTAAGGTTCGCAGCCGATGCGGCTGGCCCTGCATAATCGTAACCCTCTAAAAGCACCTGACAAGGAAAATGCCTGTTATAAGCCCAAAGAGCCAAGCCCTGTGCTTGGGCAATCGCATTGTACACATCGTCAGGCAACCCATTGAGGTGTGTGGTTGCTCCCGTAGGATTAACGGCAACAGCTACCTGTCTGATTTCGCCATCGGCTTCAATCAATAGCTTTTTAGCATATTGCTCGTCAGTATCCTCACAAATGTCTGTCATGGTCGTGTCCTGTGGCACTAACAAAATGTAGAGCTTTTGCCCCTCGCCAGCCATACGGAAAAATTCCCGTAAATGGCGATACACATTGACACCGTTATCGGCATCAAAAGCAGGGGTAATCCCCAAGGCTTCCACATCTACCAAATTGTACACCACGCTGACCGTACCGAGAGACAAGTTACCCGGAGCTGGGCTGGCAATGACCACCCCTGAAATACCAGTTCCATTGTTAATGGTATTTGCTCCGATTTTTCCTTTAATTATATCTACTCCCGTTAAATCTGCCATGATTACGCTTTGTTTTCAATGATTTCACTTAACACACCCTTGTCAAATTTGTAAGAAATTTGAGGGGTCATTTTGATAGTTCCCTCGGCATTTTTATTGCCGATTTTAGCTTTATCGCCTACCTTGGGCGTATCGCCTTCAGTTAAGTCAACAAAACATATTTTGCTCTCATCCGCAGCCGTTACAAGCAGTTTCTTTTTTGATTGAGAACCTGTATTGTTTGCACCATTTTTGGCGTTACCTGCTGGCGGTTTTGTGCCTTTTAGCGCATCAGCTCTGCTCACTTTTTCAATCTTTCTGTCCTTTTCCTCTTTAGTGTCTTTAACACTATTTAAAGCAAGGTTTTTGGAACTGAAAAAGTTGCCTTTTTTGTTCATATAGAGCGTGTCAAAATCTGATTTCTCAAATATTTGCTTCGCTCTATCTTTATTTTTTTGATTCATTTGACTACGTTTTAAAGATTATGCAGCGTCCGAAATAATTGCCCCGATGGCTCTTTGCTTACGTGGCAATACGATGTAATTATGACGGATGTTATACAGCCAAGCGTGGTTTTGTGTGGTTGGCTCATCCTCATAGTTTTTGGTCAATCCTGATGCTCTGAACATATCAGGCGCATAGTACGATACAGACCCCTGTACGTCCCCAGCTTCTACAATAGACCCAAAGTCCTTTTTGGTCAATGATGTCAAATTGAAGTAAGGCGCATCTATGTACATATAGGTCTTAAACCCAAATAAACGGGTCTTTAAAAGCCCAGCCTCATCATAGCTCAAATGGTCTGTTGTTTTCTTTGCCTCGATGGCTTCGAGTAACAGGTCATTGTAATGGTCTGAAGTCAATACTAAAATCCTTTTATCTAAAGGGATTTTTTGAGCGTCATACGCATTTTTATGCGTTAAAACATCTTTCATAATCAGACGTTTTCTACCTGTGCCATCGTCTGGCCCTGTGGTCTTTAAAATCGGAGTCGTAGCACCGTTGGCCGTAGGGGCTAACGCGTGTATCGCTTTGTTATGCTTAGTACGCATAACCGCATTTTTGTGCTTTGTCTGAACCAAACGTATTTTATCATACGCAATATGCTCGATTTCCTCTTGGGTTACCTTGGTCGCCTTGGTTACATAGGTATCCAAAGAGATAGGGATGTCCGCATCGTCTTGAGAAGTAAACCCAATCGGATAGGTAATGTTATTGACGATAACCTCGGGGTCTGCGCCGACATCCACCAAATGGATAACCTCATTTTCGCCACGAGTTGCAGCGACATGCCTTGACTCGTCAGGGATTTCACTTAAAAAGCTGGCCTCCTCTGTGGCCTTAAAATCTTGGACTAATACATCTGTCCAAATTTCTTGATTTAATCCTGCCATTTTCTTTTGTTTTTACAGATTATTACTCTTTAAAATCAACCCCGAACTTCGCTTTAAACAAAGCCTTGAAGGCATCGAAATTGTTTGTTTTTAGGGCCTCTAAAGCCTTTGGGTCTTCCTTTTGGTATTTATCCCAGTCCCAGCCGTCTTTTACGCCTGTAACCGCAGGTTTACCTGTAACCTGACCCGATATGGATTGATGTGCATTTAAACCGCCTAAAACGGTCTCCAATGCTTCCACACCGCTGGTCTTACCAATGTTTTCATAAACCGACCTTTGTTGCTCGGTAATTTTACCAGCCGTAACCGCTGTATCAAGTAATGCCTTGATTTGACCGTCACGCTGTGCGTTTACTGCCGACTCCAAATTTTCACGGGCGGTCTTTTCCGTCTCGTACTTGGTTTTGTAGTCGCTTACTTGAGCATTGATATGCTCATTGATTGCAGTTATGACAGCCGTATCAGACGACTGTGCATTGACACTCTGCAACCCCAGTGCTTGGATAACATCTTGTTTCATTGTATCATCATTTATAATTAAACTTTTGCCTGTCGGCTTGTCTTCAAATTTTAGGGCTGCTGCAAAGCGATTAAACACCTCTTTACTGCCCAGTGCCATCGGGTCTTCGATGTCATCGAGTTCTCCGATAGGATTGACAATGCTGTCGATTAAGCCCTCTGCCTTTGCCTGCTCGGCACTAAACCAGTTATCGCCGTCCAACCATTTGGCGACCTCTTTCTCTTTTTTGTCTGTCTTTGCTTTGAGCTTTTTGATAAAGGATTTACCTATCTCACGTAATAGGTTGGCACTGCTCTCGTGGTCTTTGGCTGTGCCTCGGGTATATCCTGAAGCGGCGTGTATCATAATAAAGCCGTTCTCAACCATGTGGATTTTTTTACCTGCCAGCATAATTATACTCCCCATACTGGCGGCGATACCGTCTATATAGATATGTATTTCGCTTTTGGCATTGATAAGCGCATTGTATATCAGGTTACCGTCAAAGACAGAACCTCCATAAGTATGCAGGTGTACATTTAGCACCTCGTATGAGCCATCTACTTCGGCAAACTTTCTCATAAAGTATGGCCCGTCTCCGTCCCATATATACCCGTAGATTTCTACTTTATCATTATTTACACGTACAATCATGTGATTTCGCTGATTTATACCCCAAAAGTGAGGAGTAAAAAAGAGGGTGGCAACTTTTCTCGGATGCCTTGCATACTTCCCTGAATACCTTGCAAACATTGATGTTTTGCTGTGTCCAGTTTGCGAACTTTGTTCGCAAACACCGTTAAAAAGATGAGTAGATTAACAAATGACAAGAAACGGGCTTTAGGCGAGCAGATGTTTATTGAGAACATGCGTACCTCCAAGTACATCGCAGAATATTTGGGGGTATCGGAGCAGACTGTGAGCAGATGGCGAAAAAAATACGATTGGGACAAACGCCGAACGGAGGCACTGGCATCCCCTCATCGTATTAAGAGTATCCTATTTCGGGAGTTAGAGAATATCGCCGAGGGTAACGATAAGACCATCGAGGCAGATGGATTATATAAGATTTTCAAAGTGATTGAGGGACTTAGTGACCGTACCTCTGTACAGGTAGTATTATCGGTTTTCAAAGAGTTTGACGATTGGATGATTGACCAAGACCCTGATATGGCGATTAAGTTTTTAGAGTATCACAAAAAATTTATCCTTTTTAAGGCAGAGCAACAATGATAGACAAGAAGTACGAAAGGCTGATAGCAGATTATGACCAGCATTGCAGGCGAGTAGAAAAAGCCACGCAACTGAAATTCGGGGAGACCCCTGCCGAAAAGGCCAAGCGTATCAAAAAGTTAGAGACCAGTTATACAGATTGGTTTGAGTGGTACTTCCCTCAATATGCCACTGCGAAATGTGCTTGGTATCATAAGTTATTTATCAAGTTGCTTTTAGCTTTCCCGATATGTTTTGTACTCTTTCAGGTATTCCGTTCAGGGGCAAAATCAGTACACGCCTGTATGGGTGCGCCTATGTATCTTATGGTAAAAAAACAACTCTTTTTTATGCTTTTGGTAGGACAGACCGAGACCAAGGCAAAAAAGCTCCTTTCGGATATACAGGCTAATTTAGAGTATAACCAGCGATTTATCAATGATTACGGGCGTAAGATGAAAAAAGGGAGCTGGTCTGATGGGGACTTTACAACCACAGACGGTGTGAAGTTTGTGGCTTTAGGCTTTGGACAATCGCCAAGGGGTATCCGAGAGCTGTACAACCGTCCTGATTATATTGTGGTTAGTGATACCGATACCAAAGAACGCTGTAACAATGACAGACGCTCGGACGATGCGTATGCTTATGTATGGGAAGATTTGAAAGGCTGTTTTGATGAGGGTGGCAAGTTCCAACGTATGGTCGTTGAAAATAACAATTTCCATAAAAATACAGTTATCAATAAGCTGGGCAAAGAGTTCAAACGACTCATTAAGATTGCTAAAAGCCGAGGCGAAAAACCAAGACACCATCTGATTGATGTGCCTGCGGTTAAAGACCTGAAAAACTTTGAGCCAAACTGGCCCGAGAAAACCGATGCCAACTACTGGAGACGAAAGTTTGAAGAAACCCCATACCGCTCGTTTATGCGTGAGTATATGCACGTTCATATCCAAGACGGTAAAGTATTCTCCCATGACCAAGTCCTCTATAAACCCCGTTTGCAATTCCGTCAGTATGATGCGTTGGAACTCTACGGCGATTTATCTTATAAAGATACAGGGGATTATAAAGGTATGATGCTAATGGGTAAAACAGGCAGGGAGTATCACATATTGGCGGTTTATAATCGTCAAGGTTCAAGAGCTTTGGCAGCCGAATGGTTGTACAATTTGTATGAGGATAAAAAGCTCCATAAATACAATATCCGATACCGTATTGAGGGGCTTTTTGCGATGGATGAGTTTGTCAATGATTTTGATAAGGAGGGCGATAAAAGAGGGTATCATATTCCTGTGGAGTCGGACGAAGACCCCAAAGGCAATAAGTATGACCGTATTGAGGGGATGACAGGCCACTACCATCGTAAGACTGTATTTATTGATAAGGCACTGGAAAACGACCCCGATGTCATGCTCTATATTGAGCATTTACTGGCTTTTGAAAAAGGGACAAAGACCCCAGTTGACATATTGGATGCCCAGCACGGCTGTATGTCCAAACTCAACAAAGTAACCTTTATTGACAAGTTTGAGATACGCACGACCTCACGTAATGATGTAATTAACAAATACCGCTTTTAATATGGCACGATTTATAAAAGATACAGACTATACCGTACTGCTCCGCAATGAGATAAAGGACATTTTATTGGAGGACTATACGGATGCCAAGCTCCATCGGGCAGAGGATATGGCTATTAGTCAAATAAAAAACTACCTGTTTGGCAGGTACGATACAGAGGTCATCTTTACAACTTATGACCAGTTGCCCGAACCTGACCCACGCAATGCCCATATTGTGATGATAACGATTGATGCGGCCGTGTACCATTTATATACGTCTTTAGCACCGAATAAGATACCACAGCACCGCTCGGACAGATACCAAGATGTATTAAACTGGCTCAAAGATGTGGGCAAGGGCAATGCAATGGCAGATTTGCCAAAAAAGACCGATGATGATGGTAACACATTATATGACTTTAGGATTACATCAGAATATCCAAA